TGGTTGAGTGGTGGTCATGGCTCTGATTCTGGCGAGATAATCACCCCTTACACAGCCATGATGGTTTCAACCGTTGCGGCCTGCGTCAAGACCATCTCTGAGAGCATCGCAAGTCTGCCCCTAGTGATCTATGAGCGCAGCAACAATGGGCGGCAAGTCGCCTATGGTCATTCCCTCTATCACCTATTGGCAGACGCGCCGAACGATGAAATGTCTGCGTTTACGTTCTGGGAATGGGTGACTGTTAGCCTCTGCCTTCATGGGAACGGGTACGCGCAGATTCAACGTGACTCACAAGGGGCAGCAATCGCGCTATGGCCCTTGTTGGCGAACCTTACGACTCCGGTACGGATGTTAGATGGTTCGATTGCTTACAGGACCACTGACGGGCAGCAGCAGCCTCGCGTCTTGGCATCGAAGGACGTTCTCCACTTTCTTATGGGCAGTCATGACGGGCTTATCGGCCTGAGTCCTATTCAGCAAGCAAGACAGGCAATCGGGCTTGCAAGGGCAGCAGAGCGTTACGGCAGCCAGCTATTCAAGAACTCCAGCGTTCCGGCAATCGCGATCACTTCCCCCGGCAAGGTTGGCCCAGAAATAAAGACGCAGATGAGAAATGATTGGGAGACCCTTCAAAGTGGATCAAATCAGCATCGCATTGCAATTCTAGACAATGGCTTCAGTATTCAGCCCCTTGGACTGAGTGCAGAAGACAGTCAGTTTCTCGAAACGCGCAATTACCAAAGGGCAGACATTGCCAGTATTTTCAGAATTGCTCCGCACCTTGTCGGCAGTACCGAAAAGGTCAGCAACTCCAATCTTGAGCAAGAGAATCTGACGCTAGTCACGCACACTTTGCGCCCTTGGCTTTCACGCTTGGAGTCTGAGGTCAGACGCAAGCTCTTGCCTACCACTATCGGCAAGGGTGTCTATGTAGCGGAATTTGACACGGCGGAACTTGTACGCGGTGACACGGCAGCGCAGAGCGCAGCGTTGACGGCAGGTATACAGGGCGGTTGGCTCAATCCGAACGAAGCAAGACACGCACTCAATCTGAATCCCGGTCCCGATTGCTTGAACGTCTATCACGTTCCGGTCAACTACATGAACGCAGAACGGCTGTTAGATCCTGCCACGGTTGCACCCGTTGCCGCATTGGTTCCTACGGAAGCGCAGCGCAGTTTGCTTGCTGGATATAAGACGGCATTCTTACGGATGTTTCAAGACGCGGTTTCACGGGTAACGAATCGCCCCGCTGATAAACGGTCGGCTGCACTCGTTAGCGTCTTTACTCCCGTCCTAGAGTCCCTTGCCGAACTTGCAACACAGTCGGCACGGTCCAGTATGGGGCAAGATGATTTGATGCAGGACTTGACGCATGACACTGCAAAGTTTATCTCAGGCCACGTTGCAAAAATGGCAGACCGTGCAGGGAAATGGACTACAGAAAACACTGATTCAATCGCAGCCGATGAACTCACCCGCGCTGTGAAGTCACTCACGTTTGAGAAATTCCGGGCTGCTAGTGAATTGCTCGCGAAGAAAGAACTGGCAGCATGAAGAATGAAATTAGATATACCAATACAAAGGAACTCAGGGTACAGACTGCCACGGATGGAACGCGAACAATCTCAGGCGTGATTCCTTACAACTCGCGGTCTTGTGACCTTGGGTCGTTCGTGGAAATTATCGCGCCGGGTGACGATTGCGAGAATTGCAGCAATCAGGATTGTGAAGATCCTAATTGCGCTGAAGACGGCTGCCCCAACCAGGACGACTCAGAAGACAGAAGCGTTGAGGACTTAGGCCGCTATATGCGGTTGCAACTCGCGTTGCGCTCCAAGTAAATCAAGTTTTAGTGATGGGCAGAGCATCTTTGTGATGCTGGCTTGAATGCCGTTCTGCCTATTGCAGCGAGTAAGTGACTTGCTTGCGAGTCGCCATTTCGCATCTGTAGAGACCCATACCAGATGTACGCAAGATTGAACGCGCCGCGTTGATTCGCGGTCGTTCGTCTTGCCGTAGTGAGGCTTTGCGCGTCAGCGCGTTGCTGTCCCTGCACCATCTTGTTCCAAGAAAGCAGCAAATTATATGTCTATTAAAGAATTGCAGGACCAGCGCAACAAACTTATGCAGGATGCACAGAAGCTCCTGAAGAATCCCACGGCAGAAACTCGCACGATGTTTGACGCACAGATGGCAGACGTTGACCTTCTGGAAGCGGATATCGAACGCGCCGAACGCTCTGCCAAGTATGACGCAGAGATGCGCACGGCGGGCCGTCCGCCCCGCTCTCAGCCCGGTTTCACTGCCACGGATACTAACGAGCAGGCAGCGGGCGAACATCGCGCCCTTGAGCAGTACATTCGTTTCGGTAATGTCTCTGAGGAGAATCGTTCCTTCCTTCGCCCCGCTGGTATTGAACAGCGCGATTTGGGAACTGGGGCGGTTGCCGGAAACATCACGGGCGGTTCGCAGCTTATCGCGCAGTCGTTCTATCCGCTGTTGACCTCCGCTCAGAAATCCTGGGGCGCGCTGACTACCATTCTGAACGTCAAGAAAACTGACAACGGTTCGCCCATGAAGGTTGCACTTGAGAATGACACTACAAACATTCTCGCGGTAATCGGTGAGAGCGTTGCAGTCACGGAAACAGACCCGGTGCTTAGTGGTCTGATTTCCTCGACTGACTTCTGCTCTACGGGTGTTGTGAAGGTCAGTCTCGCCGAACTGCAAGACTCCGCGTTTGACCTTGACCAATTCGTGAGGGATGCATTCGGCAAGCGTTACTGGCGCGGTGTTGTCAGCATGATTAGTGCGGGCTCGTCCTCTGGCAACGTGCAGAGCATTGTGACGAGTGCCACGGTCGGCGCAACTTCGGCTGCTCCTACGGCTATCAGCTATGCGGATTTCGTTAGCATCTATGGTGCTCTCGATCCTGCGTACATTGATAACGCGTCTTGGGTCTTCAACTCGACGACTCGCGCTGCCCTCATGGGTGTCGTTGATTCGTTGGGCAGACCGCTCTTCCAGCCTTCTCCTAACGCGGGTGCATTCGATATGCTGTTGGGCCGCCCCGTGGTCCTGAATCAGTATCAGCCAAGCATCGCCGCTACTAACAAGGCCGTGTTGTTCGGTGACTTCTCTAGTGGCTACACGTTCCGTCAGGTGCAGGGTGATCTTTCGATTCTGCGATTGAATGAGCGGTACGCCGATACTGGCGAAGTGGGCTTCATTGGGTACGCTCGCATTGGTGGATTTTCCACGGATGCCGGTACTCATCCGATTGTTGCCCTTGTCCAGCACGCTTAATAACTAGGAATGGGCTGCCTTGTGTAATGTAGGGCAGCCCTTTTCGTTTGGAATATATGAAACGAATCAAAGTCAAAATTATCAGCACGAGGGACCGCGAAGGCTCATTGCCAGCGGGTGCCGTGCTCGATATGCCAGAACGTACAGCAAGAGTCTGGATAGCGCAAGGGCTTGCAATCGAAGTCCAGGGACCAGTGACAGCGCGTGAGTATGCAGTTAGACAGGCATCTGAGAACGCCATGATACAGGGGAGTCATGATCGTTATGAATGAACTCGATTCTAATGGAAGACCGATGCTGCTCAAGGTTCGCGTTCTTAAAAGTACGGAGTCAGATGGTCTTGTTTTGGTTGAAGGCGCAACGATGAAGGTCATTTTGGGAACCGCTCTCAAACTAATCAGGCTTGGCATCTGTGAACGGAAGAATCCGAGAAAATCAGGAAGTCGGCGCAGAAAAGCAATTGCAGCAAAAATTGCAAGGCTAGCAAGCCAATCAAGCCCTGAAATCGTTATTGAAAAGGTGGAGTAATGCCAGCAAGAAAGAAAAGTTTGACCCTTCTCAAATTAAGCGGGGGCTTGAAAAACCATCCCGGTCGTTATGCAGGCAGAACGGATCTCGCATCCTGCCCCGATGGAATTGGAGAGGCGCCTGCACATATTTCGATTGCTCGAAAGCATATCTGGGCAGAAGTCATAAATCAATTGCCTGAAGGCCATCTACAGAGCGCAGACAGGTTCTTGCTAGAGATCGTTACTCACCTTATGTCCAGGCAGCGCAACAGACGCACCTTGATTACCAAGGGCGAAGTCTCATTGCTTATCAATGCCCTTAGCAAGCTGGGGCTTACTCCGGTTGATCGTAGTCGAGTCATCATTCCGGTAAAGCCCCAGAAGAACGCATACAGCGAAGGCTGGGATGACTTGGACAAGTAAAAATATAGGAGATTCTTAGGTGGAGATAGATATAGCAACAGGGGCAGCCGTATTGACGGTTGTCAGTAAGAAATACGGCACGTTTCGAGTGTTAATTGATGCGGCGGATTTTGACAGGGTGAGCAGGCACAAGTGGAGCGTGCTTAAGCCCAACAAGAAGTATGACCTAGTTTACTTCATTACTGGCGTGCGCAAACCAGATGGCAAACAGACGACGATGTCTTTACATCGGTTTCTCATGGGTGAGCCTGTCAAGTTGGTTGTCGATCACAAAAACCCTAATAACACACTCGACAACAGGCGCTGTAACCTCCGCATTGCTACGCATCAAGAGAACGGCCAAAACAGTCGCCCACACAGGAACGCCACCAGCAGCCGATTTAAGGGTGTGTCTTGGGAAAAGCACGCAAGCAAGTGGAGAGCATACATCATGGTTGACGGCCATAGAACCCACCTTGGATACCGGGACTCCGAGATAGAAGCCGCCAAGCTGTATGACGCAGCGGCCATTGAGCATTTTGGCGAATTCGCCTTTCTAAACTTCCCTATCGAGATTGCAGAGATCGCAGCATAGATAAAATCCAGAACAAAGCCCCACTGCCTAGAAAATCAGGTGGTGGGGCTTTTTGTTGTTTGTGGCTTCATTTAAGCAATCAGAGGACGGATGTCAAAGCCATAGGTATTCAAGGCAGCAGGACTGAGGCTGAATCGCCCTACTGTGATTACAGTCTCAGGGAGTCTGGAGTTTGTGTCACATGCAGAAGCGTGCATGACCAGAATTGACTCAGCAGGAATCTCCAATTCATGCAAGCGGATTACTTGCCTATCGAGATTGTTGGCGAGAGTTGTCATTTGGAAACCCGTTGAGTCCGTCGCACGCAAGTGAAACCAGCCCCACTTTTGCGGGTCTCGAAAGAGTGTAATATCCCACAGCCGAGGTTGCGGATTCATTAGAGTGCCCTTTCCTCAACGAGCATCTTTAGCTCTGCGAGTCTTGCGTCTCGTGTCTGGTACTCTTCACGGCTGCTCTGTGTGTTGGCTTCCATGCCGTTCTTAAGAAGTTCGTCTGCGTTCGCGTGGAATTCTTCAGCGGTCATTTTGCCGATGTATACAAAATCGATGGAGTCTTGAAACTCAACTAAGGCGGTCGTGCTCAATGTCTGTCCTCTTTCTTGTGGTGTGTCTGTATTTGTGATCCGAAATGACCATACATGCCCGTTTACTGCGATGTCAAGATGTTTATTTTCAATTACTTACAATCATTTTATTTGTCGTGCCGTTTAAGATTTAGGGTTGCTTCTGCCCCACGCACGCGCAGCAAAGCGCAAGGTAAACTTACCCCAAGGGGGAATTATGAGCATTTCAATGGCGCGGCAGGCATTCGAGAAGGCAAAGGAATTGGCAGGGACGACGGAGTATGAAGCGAAGATCGCTGAGGGTTTAATGGAATTGGCAAGGGGAATCAGTTCTGAGTTGACACAATTGAAACGCGACATCCAAGAAGTAAAGAGCCGCGTCACTTCGATCAAGAGCCATTAAATTCCCTATACTTCTCGCGAGCGCAGACACCCAAAGGAATAGGGCAGGAACAAGCCCTGTAAGCCCGTCCTGCCCTCCGTGGTCTTGGGGTGAGTGTTTCCCCGTCCTGAGATCCCCAGCGCGTTAAATCTTGGGTGCAGAGTGTGCAGCCCTATACGGCGGGTGTCTCAATCTAGCCGTAATACTCTTGATGTTTTGGTGCGGTCATCAATACTTTGCGGTCATCCGAGTGTGATTTGTCCGTAATGCGCTCCAAGTGTGAATGTGCCCAGATGAAATCATCGACTGTTGGAACACGAACATTCGCTGTTGTTGGGTCTTTGCTCTCTTGTTTCCTTTTAGTGTTCATACCTTGAGCCTAGTCTCCCCGGCACACAAGCGCAATCAAGACGGCGGGGGAGGGGTCCAATATGGCGGGCCGGTGCGTTCTGGCGGGTGCGGTTGGGGTGCAGACCGTGCAAAAGCCGTTGTAAGGTTTTTTGGGCTTTGTAAGGATTTTGGCAGTATTGGACGGAAAAGAAGGGTTTTAACGAGACTGTATAGACTGTATAGACTTTAGGTCACTGCCTGCAAGGTGTTCAGTTTAAAGTGTTTATGTTGATTCTAAAGGGGTTGATTATAGGTGTTGGCGGAGAGAGTGAGATTCGAACTCACGGTACTCGTAAAAGCACTGGGCTAACCATCGGAGCCATCGTGTCACGGGCCTTGGCCATGTTTCTGAACACGCAGAGAAGACATGGCTAAGCCGCGCTCAACGCCCGGCCCGCTTCAAGTTCACGTTGAGTATCTG